CCTCGGCTAAACCTGACCGGCCTGTTATACAGGACGTTCGATCACCTTGCGCAAGAACTGACTTACTCGGGCAGCTATGAGCCAGCAGATCCCAGCTTCGATCCCGAGCCCGGTCTCCCCGGCGGTAGCGGCCCCTCAGGCAGCACCCTCGGCGGATTTGGGCTCAACAGCCTACCCGCAGTGGGTAGCCAATACCCAGGGGGTGCCTTCGGTGGCTATGCCCCAAATGCAGTCGCCGGCAACACCGGTTACGGCCCCTTCTACCAGCAACCAGTACAGCCAGTCTCCGTCAGCCTCCTCCCCGTCCAACCCGTGGGAAGCAGCGATGGGCAGTCTGGAACGGGTGGTTTCTCGGATCTCCCCGTCCCCCAGCCAGGCACAACAGTATCCTCAGTACCAAATGGTGCCGCAGGATACTCAACAGTACAGTCAGAATTTACAGGCCCAGCCCTGGCTGTACCAAGCGCCTACGGATCAGCAGATCTCGTACAACAGCGCGTATACAACCCCGACTTCTTATCCGACTTCTACGGAAGCGCAACCCGCTCAACTAAGCGAGGAAACAAGCGCCGTAGTTAACCACTTCGGTATTGAAGCTCCCGCGATTCTGAATGAGTACGCCGTTACTCTGGAAGATACGCTGATCAAGCAGAATGAAAACATGGAAGCCCTCGCTCTGCGAGCTGGCGCCATGGAGCACATCCTGACCGATCCCGACCAGCTGGCCGATTACACCAATCGTTTCTTCACGGAGGTTTACCCCGTGGATGACGAAGGCGATTACGGCTACGGTCAGCAGTACGAACCTCAGTACGATCAGTTCCCTGCTGTTCCCGCCTCCGCCACGGGTGGTGCCCGCGGCGCCGACCCTGAGTCTCAGTGGAACGGCTTCACTCAGACCATGGATCAGAGCCCTGAGAACGCTTGGCGTTATCTGTCTCAGATGAGTCCCGACGCTCTGCGTAGCAAGCTGTTGTTTTTGGACAACGCCTGAGCTACCATCCTCTCTGAGGATTCAAGGGGAACCCCGCTATTCGGCGGGGTTTTTTCTTGTTAAACTACTTTTAGATTTCGTGTGTACACTTGGCTCCCTTTAAGAGTGAGGCTCAACGCCGCAAATTTTATGCGATGTCTGAGCGCGGTGAAATTTCTAAGAACAAAGTAAAAGAATACGAAGAGAAAACAAAAGGGGATCTTCCCGAGCGCGTAAAGAAAAAAGAATCTATGGTTAAAGCTAAGCGTAAGGCTGAGAATTTCGCCAAAAAACGCAAGGAGATGAAGCGTGACCAGTCTAAATAGACGTTCTAAGGCAACTTTTACACCTGCAGACTCTATTGCTGCCCTCCAATCTGAATTAAATGCTCTTCGCGAGCTTTACGTTCGCGACATGCAGAACATTAGTGCGGATATGCAGGCTTTGAGCGCAAAAGTCGAGCCCGCGGTTGATTCTGAAGGCTGAATTTAAAAGTTTTATACTGTATGTAGCTCTGAGAGGCCGTTATGTATACGCCTTTAAGTAATTGGCGATACGACAGCGGCTCTCATAGGATTCAAAGCGGCCCCGACCACGAGGGTTACATCGTGGTCAGCTCCGGGATCGTAGATACAGGAGCAAATGTTGGAGTTATCACTCCGGGCGCTCCTAATAGTGGGCTTTGGTACAACACCGATGACTGGCGTGCTGTCCCTCAAGCTGTTTCGGGCTACTGGACGGATTACTCAAACGTTGATTACGCTCCTAGCGGGGCGCTGAGCAGTTACGTCGGTTATCGCCCGTTAGGTGTCTCGACAATTGCGAATGCAAAGGTTTCCACTTCGTACGGTCCTCAGTACGGATTAAGGACTACGGGGCAATCTACTTACTTTAACGGGGTTGCTCCGGCATCTCAGGCATATACCCCGTACAACACTCCCGACGACAACACAGCGGCTCAAGGATATACCGGAGGCGGTGTAACCCACGGTCGTTATGAGGGCGGCATCCTCACAAATCCGACTAACGACACATCCGGGTCTCGCGCTTCGTGGGTGTATAACCCTCCTGTTTACTGTAAAACATATACGGAGACTGTTCGCAGCACAGCTCCTGGGCTGATGTCGACGGCTCTGCGGTACATCTACCGCGGAAAAGCCGGAACGTATGTCTCTAACTTTGCGGCTATTTACCATCAGTTGCCTGAAGGTGTTCGCTCTATGGTGCGCACTTACTCACCTACGGTTAATTCAAGTAATCAAAAGTCAATTTGACCGCTAAAAATGCGACAAGCTGGTTTTGTTCAGCTTGTTTTCTAGTTAAATTAAGTATGTAGTTCTTCGGAGGTTGACGCTTTGTTCGTCGATAATGACTTCCCGAAGCTGCTGGGCGCTGAATTATACCGTCCTCACCCCGCGTATGTGGTGGAGATGGCAGCTGAGCCTGTGGTTGTTCACGATTTCTCGAAGCAACCCGGCCAGACTGTTCAGTTAGACCGGTATCGCTTCTGGGGCAATCCTGGTTCAAAAGAAAGCCGGGAGCGCACTGCCGAGCAAACCATCGGCACGGCTAACAGCCGCAACATTGTTAAGGACAAAGTGCTCGTGACCCTCCGCGAGTACACCGGTCCTGCTGACCCGAGTGATCCCACTCAGCCGAGCACCTTCAAGATTGCTCGCGAGACTCTGATCACCGCTCAGCGTCTGCTGTTGGACACCGGTAACCTTACCGCTTTCCACCAGTCCATCGGTTCTCTGACTCTGCTCGACGACTATCGTCGTTGGCGCGACCGGGTGTTCATCAACGAACTCCTGAAAGCTGTTTCCAAGGGTCAGGCTTCCGACAGCCAAGGTGGTTACTACTACCCCGGCGATCTTGCCGTTGGTAGCCTCACCTACGCCAACGCCGAGCAAGCTAAGTTCGACGTTAAGGATGACCTGCTGCGCGTGGTGAAGAGCCTGCGTAAGCGGAACACTCCTACCTACCAGGACGGTTTCTATCGCTGCGTCTGCGATCCTACCTTCCTGATGCACCTGCGCCAGAACAGCGACTTCCGTGAAGTTGCTCGTTACCCCGGCAACGGTCAGATCAACCCCCTCATGTCCTCGATGCAGCCCAACGCTGCCATCTACATGGGTCAGGGCTTCGGTCAAGCCACCTTCGTGGCCGGCGAGCCGATCATGCCCACGGGTTTTGTGTTCGAAGGCGTTCGCTTCTTCGAATCCACCAACATGCCCTCTCAGAGTCAGACTGCCACCATCGGCGGCACGTCGAAGTCTTACGAGAGCGCAATTGGTATGTTCTTCGGTCCCCAGAGCGTTGGCGTCGGCATCGGCGGTAACAATGCTCAGGTGTTGCTGAATAACAACGACGATTTCAGCCGTTTCATCATGATGATTTGGAGCCTGTACGCAGGTTTCGAACTTCTGAACGCTGATTTCGCGACCATCGCCTACTCCTTTAACGCTTGAGGAGGTAACTAACGATGGCCATCAACCCTAACCAGATCTCAGTTGCCAAGATTTATCCTGGTAACTACACCAACGTTCTTCGTTACTGGCACGAAGAGAAGTCCGTTGTTTACAACAACGAGAACGGCACCAGCGAGACCCTCGTCGATCAACCCGTCGGCGGTCCTGTTGGCGTTATTTTCCGTCCCGGCTGGATTGCTCAGCAGGCTGTCGGTTACGTGGACCTGTCTTATCAGGCCCTCGGTTCTGTCAACCAGCTTGAGTACTACACCAAGCCCTACGGTTCTGGTCTGAACGGGGACAACGTTCCCTTCACCACCGCCAACGTGATTATCCCCTCGCCGGATTATCACAAGGATGTGCGTTCCGACATTGCCGACGGTATCACTGTGCCTTCCGGCGCTTATGTGTACCGTGTGGGTCTGCGTCTCGACGGCGGCGATGTGGTTTCCAGCGGCGTGGGCGGCGGTTCCGCTACCCCCACTCTGGGTCTCGGCCCCGCTCTGAGCGTTGGTCTGAACAGCACCCCTACCCCTAGTGGTTTCTTTGCCACTATCGTCGGCGCCAACAGCCGCATCGAGAACGGTTCGTTCAATTCCAGCAACGCTTGGAACGATGCGAACATGCACGTTGTGACTGCCGAAACTACTTACAAACTGTCCTCAGTTCGTAACCTCGGCGGTGTGGCTGCTTCGGGTCTCGCCCAAGCTTCCGGTGTGTACGATCCTCGTGCTAAATCCGGCAAGCTCATCGGTAAGGACAAAGCTCTGGCAATCTGCGAAGTTTGCTGGCTGGTTCCTGACGAGCCGCCCAAGCGCTCCGATGTCACCCTGCAGCCCGCTGGTGTGGTGGAGTCTTCGATCTACACCTCCACCGTTCCCTCGGCCTGATACATTTAATCGGATGTCGACGGACGCCCCCTCTTCGGAGGGGGATTTTTTTTTACCTGATTCCGATTGACTTACGAAGCAGTTCCTGTTTGATCTGCTCTAAACGATCTTCTGGATTAATGCTGTATGTTTTGCCGGTCTCCACAAGATCTACCAGTGACCTGGCATAGTTCTCAGGGTTGACGTAGTCCAAGATTCCTGCTGTTCGTTTTAACGCTTCCGGGCCTGCCCCTGCGCCTGCAATACCTAAACTGCGGTACAGTTCACGCCGTGCTTGTGCCTCTGGCGTTTCCTGAGTCTTAGCTGCATACCTAAGCACGTTTGGTGCCACCGTGGCGATATCGGCGGGAGGCAGTGCACTTGCGGCAAACCCGGTTCCGCCCACTGCGATACCTCGCGCTGCCGCACGCCGGGGCGACATACCCGCTTTGATGTTGGAGCTTGTTTCGCCGATGACGTTCAGTACGTCACCTGCAAAAGGAACTGCCTGCAGCAATCGTCTTGCGGGCGCCGGGATTTGAGGTAAACCCGGTAAACGAAAGTTAAAAGGCACCTACCTTTAGACCGTACACCTACTGCCAGTTTAAGGTAAGATACCGTTCAGATACTGTTCACATAATGACTGTGACTCAGGTTAAAGAGTTCACGTACACTCCTAATGGTGTCAAAATCGAAGTTGTCAGCACTCACGACGATGGTGAGTACATGATGGTGCGTTCTATTACTACAGGTAAAGTTTTCTTTGCGCATCGTAATCAGGTTGTTGAGGAAGTTCGTGAGGCTGAACCAGAACCCACTCCTTCGAAGCAACGACGCGGACGTCAATTAGTTAAGCCGGAAGTTCCTGCTTTTAACCGCGTAAATATCAACTCCGCTCCTCCTCAGTTATTGACTCAGGTGTTGAAAGGCGTGGGAATTAAAACTGCTACGGATATAAAAGAACT